ATCCGCCAGCCGCCGCTTGGTTTACGTTAAAATTGCCTTGCGGTGCTAGTGGCTGGTATTGGCCGCCAGTTGGCGCTCCGCCTGCTGGTGCGCCTGCAACTCCGCCTTTTCCGCTTGTTCCTGAGCCTGACATTACAAGGCCTCCTTAATTATAATTTCCGCCAAGTACGTTAGCTACTACCGAAGCTAGACCTAAGCCTTTGTGCTTGCCTTCAGATGCGCCCATACCGCCGCCATCACGGGCGTCTTTTAATATGTTGGAAAATACGTTTGTACCTCCACCCACATTTGGGCCTGCGCCGCCAAACGGCTCAAGGCTGCTATTAGGAACATGGTGTCCGGGCTTGAAGTCGTCACCCGTACCGCCGCCAACACCGCTAATGTGTCCGCCGCCGATTACAGGGCTGTACGAATAAGCAGCCGGAGCAGCTACAGGGGGTGGTGGTAAGTGAACTCCAGCCCTGCTGCCCGCATCACCTGTTTGCTGGTCTACGAATAAACTGTTGATGTAATCATACTGTCCGGGGCTGCTTGCCTTCAGTGCCTCAAGCGCGGCATCGTAAATGCCAGCAGATGAATATCCCGATACGCCGCCTGCGTATTGCGTAGGCTCTCCCATGCCGCCCATAATTGCGGCCTCGTCTGTAGGCGCAGCCATCCCAAAAGCGTTTGCCATATTGGCAGTGTTTTGGAAAGCTGATTGCTGCATTGGAGAAAACGCGGCCACATCTGGACCACGATACACAACATTGCCAACATTGCCTACATCTGTGGCCCTGTTGAGATTAGCCCTTGCAGCCGCATCAACATAATCTGGCACAGCAACTTCTGTAGTTTTTGACCCGCCTTTTCCGCCTGACATTATTCAAAATCCTTAACATATGAAGCGTGCAACGGCTTCCAACCGTGTGCCGCCAGTGGTTTCTTCCAGCCGAAGCGCCCAGTCATTGTTAGAGCCTTGCAGCCCTGCGCCTTCGCCCACTCTATTACACTCTCGTGCATTTCCATAATTTGATCCAGCTCGCCGCCACCCAAGAATACGTTAAGCACCTTCTTCTTCGGGTATATCACGATTTCAGTTATGATACACCCCCTTGGTGTAGGCCATAACTGCATCACACCTTTTTGCAATCCCTCAACAATATCATCAAAGTCATGGGTGCCGCCGGAGTATTCCAGAGCAGCCTCAATCCACGGCTTGCAGCGCGTTAGCTCTTCAGACATTACCACGAACCTCCAAGGTGAGATGTGCGCGACCAAATTTCAGTTGTGCCATCGTATGTGCCGTTACAAAGGTAAATATAGTTTGTGTCCCAGCTAATCAATCCCGCCTTGTCACCCGGCGAACCTTCGTTCACGGGCGGCACGTCAACCTTTACAACAACTTCAACGAACTGGTTGTTGCGGCTTACCACTGGGTAGCTAGCAACTTCGTCCCACAGCAAGATGCCATTATCAGACGGGTTGTCATTGGAAGACCTTGTGAACAACCGAGGAAGCTGTCGGGATAGGTAGCTGGAAAGCTGCCTGCCCCACTGCTTCCAGTCTGGGCCAAGTGGCGGAAGTACAGGGGCCGTCATTAGCGTTTACCCATCGGCTTTGCGTCAACACGCATTGTGCCGACTTTCCAGTGCGCCAACCTATCACCCTCAACCAGCATCCGAAGTTGACGACCACTAAACCTGACTGACGTTGGGTTGGTTGGGTCATATGGCCCGTATGTGCGCTCAACGTCATTGGGATGGAAGCGTGTTTTAAATGACACGTCAACGTCACCCTGCGATTGCTCGTCAGGAATAAGCTGCGTGACGCTCATAACTTGATCGCCAACGCCAATAGACACTGGCCCGGTTTCCGCAAAGATGCGCTCACCATCTACATTTAAACCTATTTCATGCTCTTTAAGGTCAGATACAGCAGTGGTCATAAATGGGTACTTAAACACGCCGCGCTGAACACCAGAGGTGCGGTCAAGCTCACCGATTAACCAGTGCTGCTCTTTGTAATCAAACGCAACATATCTGTCAATTTCGAGGCTATCACCAGAACAGTAGAACCACCAAACTTCGCCAAATTGGCCATTGTTAAGCGCCCAAATTTTGCTTTGCTGTGCAGTATTCATATCGCTGAAAACGTAGTCATGCACTTCACACGGAAGCTCATTCACTGAGTTGCCGTCAAACATGTAAAAGCCACGCTGGCCCATCCAGAACACACCAACGTCCACGTCAGCCGCACAGCGCCGTGAAATGGCCCCGCAGGACGTGCCAACACGCTCAAAGCCGTAAACGTATGGCGGGCCTTGATAACGCGCTGTGTGGGCGTCTACGTCAGTGATGATGAGCGTCTGACCCTTTGTGCGGGTCGCCAACATAATCTGACCAGACGTTTGCAGCTCAATATCGCCAGCTTCGTTTGTTGCTGCCGGAGTCCAAAGTGTATTGTCCTCACGGTCACACCACGAAATCTTGCGTGGGTTGCCGCCAGAGCCAAGCGCAAAGATGAAACGCTCTTCAGTAACAATAAGACTGGAGTTGGATGTGGGGGCGTTTGCAATTGCCGCTGCATCTGTGCCAGTGTTTAGCTGCCACTCAAGCAAGCGACCATCATCCGTGTTGCAGGCAACAAGATACTCACCCCAGTTGTCTAGGCTCCATGTTGTTGCCTCGGAGTAGTTTCCGTAGTCAGGACGTGGCGTGCCGTAAAATCCCGTGTTATAAAAACCATAGCCATAACCAGTTTCAACTTCAGCATCTGCACGACCAGTGGCTAAGTTTGACGGAGCAACGTCATAAACTGTGTTTGATCCTGTCATAACACTTAGCTCAGTATGAGAGCCGCCTGCAAGCCATGCCGTGCCATCGTTGGCTTCCCACGAGTGCATACCGCGCGTCGGTTCTGCGCTAAATCCATCCTTACGGTCCTGCCAGCCGCCAATAGGGCGAAGTGAGCCGTCGCGCCAGCGGACCAAGCTGCCATCACGCCAGCGGCCAGCGGCATCTAGGTCTGTGCCGTTACGGTAAAAGCCCGCAGGCACGGTAAGTGGAATAAGTGCCATTAAAACGTAGCTCCATAAATTGTGCCAGTAAGTGTAGCTTGTATCATTGCTCTTCTCTCCACTTGCCGTCAGGACAGGATGCAAAAGGGATGGCTGCTTTAGCTGGCATAAAGCAGTTGCAAAGACTACACGTCTTTACTTTCGATAGCTGATCACAATTATTGCAGATATACATTCGCTCTTTAGACATTTCCGCAATGCGCAAAGGATGATACCTGAAGTGCGTTACCTCCACTTTGCCCGTAGAGTGGTCTGTAGTAGTCTGGGTCATGACTACATCTTCACCAGCATTAGACTGATCCATAAACAGTACCATTGTCTGTAAGTGAAGCGTATGTGCCTGAGATAGCTGCGCCACCAGCGCCGCCACCAGAACCTGCTAGACCCCAGCCACCGCCACTTACAGTTTGGTTCTGAGTAGTCGACAGGATAGAGCCACCTATGCCGCCGGGGTTTGGTGAACCACCGCCACCACATATGGTCTGCGTAATGGAAGCACTGCACGAACCGCTGGCGTCGCTACCAGAGAACACTGTGGTACAGCAACCACCCGTAGTTGAACCAGAGCCAGCAGAAGCACCCTGTTGGCCACCAGCGCCGCGAACACCGCTTACTGTTACACTACATCCGCCATTAAGGTAGAATGTGTTGTTGTTCTCACTACAGCCGTAGGGGCCAAAGCTAGAGCTAATACCCGTGGAAGAGCTGTAAGCGCCACCAGCAGCACCAGCCTGACCGGGAGCCGCTTGGCCAGCACCGCCGCCACCTTGGGAGCCTGAGCCACCACCGCCGCCACCAGCAATAAAGGCACCAGAGTTATTGGTGACAGCCACGGTGTCGCTAGTAGTGATCTGAAGAGCCATGCCGCCAGCTTGACCACCAGAGCCACCTTGGCCCGTGATGTTACCGCTGTTGACGATGGTCACACCGCTAGGGAAGCTGCCAGACACCACAGCGCCACCCGTAGATGTACTGTTGGAG